CATGGTCACAAAGTTCAAGTTGACGGTGAGTGGAAAACATTTGCATGTTTAAAACATGAAAAAGGTGAAGCATGTCCTTTCTGTGAGGCACGTGAAGAATTGTTGGCTACTGGTAAAGAGTCTGACAAAGAGTTGGCTAAAAAATATGCTGCTCGTAAAATGTATGTAGTAAAAGTAATTGACAGAGAACACGAAGATGAAGGTGTTAAATTCTGGAGATTTAACCATGATTACAGAAAAGAAGGTGTATTTGATAAAATTCACGGTGTGTTAACAGCGTTGAAAACAAACAAAAACATCACTGATGCTGAAAATGGTCGTGACTTGTCAATCTCGATTAACAGAAACCAAAACAATGTTCCAGTTGTTTCTGCTATCGTAGCGTTGGATTCAACACCGTTGAGTGAAGATTCTGAAAAATCTGCTGAGTGGTTGGCTGATGAAAGAACATGGGAAGATGTTTATTCAGTAAAATCTTATGATTATTTAGAAATAATCGTTAAGGGTGGTATTCCAGTATGGGACAAAGATGAGAAAAAATATGTTGATAAAGAATCTTTAAATTCTGATTCAGCTACCTCATCTATGGAAGATGAAATAACATTAGGTGTTGAGAATGTAAAAGCTAATATACAAGCTGCTACAACAACAACTAAATCTGAACCAGTTGCTACATCTGATGAAGATGAAGACGATGACTTACCGTTCTAAAAACTAAACAAAAGGGAGTGAGAAATTGCTCCCTTTTTGTTCTAAAATAACAAGAGGTGTAATATTAACAAAATGGCTAAAAAACCAACAAAAAGTATTGAGAAAAAAGAATTTAATTTAAGTGACTTTAAGAAAAATCAAGGTTTAGATTTTCAAATTAAAGAAAGAGATTTAGCATGGATTCCGTTATCTGAAGCATTTCATGATGCTGTGAAGGTACCTGGGATTCCTATTGGATATTTTACTAGTTTTAGAGGTTATTCAAATACTGGTAAATCAACAGCTATGTATGAAGGTGTAGCTGGTTGTCAAAAATTAGGTATATTACCTATTATCTATGAAACAGAAGGAAACTGGAACTGGGACCACGCTAAAAAAATTGGGGTTCAGTTTGAAGAAGTTGTTGATGAAGAAACTGGTGAGATAAATTACGAGGGTGATTTTATTTTCTTACAAGGACCAGACTTAGTTAGAATGTATTCTTGTTATGACCACCAACACAGTAAAATGACTAGTAAACCATTGAGATATGAACCAGTTGTTGAAGATATTTCATATCACATGAATACAATGTTAGATGCACAACAAGAAGATTTGTTACCTAGAGATGTTGCTTTCTTCTGGGATTCAGTAGGTTCTATTAACTGTTTCAAAGGTGCTACATCTAAAACTACTAATAATCAATGGACTGCTGGTGCATTAGCAACATGTTTCAAATCATTAATTAATTATAGAATACCAGCATCAAGACGTGAAGATGCCAAATACACTGCAACGTTTGCTGTAGTACAACAAATATGGTTAGATAATGAAAACAAAGTTATCAAACATAAAGGTGGTGAAGCATTCTTCTATTCCCCAAGACTTATTTTCCATTTCGGTGGTATTTTAACTCACTCAACTGAAAAGTTAAAAGCTACATTGAATGGTAATGAATATGAGTTTGGTGTTGAGACTAGAATTAGATGTGAAAAGAATCAAGTAAACGGTGTTGTACAAAAAGGTAAAATTGCATCGGTACCACATGGTTATGTAAGTCCAGATAAAATCAATGACTATACAAAACAATACAAAGAGTTTTTCAAAGAACAATTGGAAACTGAATATGACGATTTTGAAATCGTAAAAGAAGAAGTAGGGTTAAGTAGAGAAGATATGTCTGCTTAATTATTGTTTAACATTTAAAGTTTTATGCTGTGAATAAAAGACCACCAAAAAGCGGTGAAACAGTAAAAAAGATACAAAATACATTATTGGTTGACGGCAATGCTCTTTTTAAAAGGGCATTTGCTGGAGCCAAAGATGAATATAACTACAAAGGTGAATACGTAGGTGGGTTATATTCTTTCTTAACTACTGTAAGAAAATTACTTACTGAAGATTTATACCATAGAGTGTATATATTTTGGGATGGTAAGTTAAGTGGTAGATTACGTTATGATATCTACGAACCATACAAAAGTGCCAGAGGAAAAGACTACAAGAATGGCACATATCCAATAGATGATGAAGAAATCAGACAAAGAGCTCTAATATGGGAGTATCTAAATGATTTATATGTAAGACAGTTAATTGATGAAGTTGTCGAAGGTGATGACTTTATAGGATATTATTGTCTAATTAAAAAACCAAATGAGAAAATCACCATTTGTACTAATGATAGGGATATGGCTCAACTTATTGATGATGATGTAAGAATATATTATCTAGATAGAAAAGAATATGTTGACAAAACCAATTTTAATTTGTATTTTCGCTATAGGTTAGAAAACGCATGTTTGTTTAAAATGTTGATTGGGGATAATTCAGATAGTATAAAAGGAATAAAAGGGTTGGGTGAAGAAACATTGTTTAATAACTTCCCAGAATTAATGGAACGAAAAGTTTCCTTAGAAGAATTTATCGAGTTAGCAAAAGAAAAACAAGCTGCTAGAATAGCTGAAAAGAAAAAACCACTTAAAGTATTAGATAACATAATTAATCGTGTTACTGATGGTGTACAAGGCGAAAGGATTTATGAGATTAATGAAATGTTAATCAATCTAAGAAAACCTATGATGACAGAAGTAGCAATTAATAACCTACACGAATTAATTGATGGTACATTGAATGATACTGGTAGAGAAATGAAAAACATCTATGAGTACATGAAAAGAGATGGTTTAAATAAAACAATTGGTGATGCTAGATACCCAACGTATCTATTACCATTTAAAGAACTAATAAGTAGAGAAAATTTAATTTTTTAACAATTTAATACATAAAATGATGAGCACAAAAAATGAAAACCAAGCCACATCAACTAATAGAGTTGAAGAGCAAAGATTCGAATTCATTCTGTACATTAATGACCACATTATTTGTCAGAGGTATTTTAACATTCGTGATTACAACGATGATGTAATTAACTCTTATGAGATAAAAGAGTTAATGGATAACATTGCTGGAATGAACAATGATGATTTCGGTAAATTAGGTATTATACCTAAGTATTTGAAAGATAAATCAATCGATTATCTATGGGATAATTATAATCCTTATTTTGTTCAAAAAGAAGAAACAGCTAAAAACATTTTTGACAAAATAGATAACTTTCAATTTGAAATTAAAGTTGACAAAGTGACAGTTGGAAAGAGCCAGTTCTGTGGTAATTACTTTCCACCAAAGGTTAGATACGCTGTTGATGTTAGAGAAATCATACCATCAATCATGAATGAAATAAGACAATTTTTCAGTCAAAAAAAATATACAATGGTTGGTGCTTAATGCCAACCATTCTATATTTATTATAACAAAGTTTTTAAAAAAGTATTAACATAAATGGCAAAGATTGACAAAAATAGTTTAGGGTATTTAGGGCACGATTATCAAACAAGATTGATAGCCCAAATTTTAACAGATAGAAAATTCGCAAATAACATTATTGATATAATTGACCCTAATTATTTTGAAGACCCTTATTTAAGAGTTGTTGCTGCAACTATTAAAGATGCCAAAGCAAAAGATGATGTGATACCAGATGTTGGTAGTTTAGAGTTTAGATTGTTAGAAGATGTTTCTGATGACATTCAAAGAAAATATACTATCAGTCAACTTAGAAAGATTCAAGAAGCTGATTTAAATGACACGATAAAAATACAAGACTTAGCCATGAAGTTTTGTAAAACTCAAGAACTTAAAAAAGCTAATGCTGAAATAAGTAAAATAATCAACAAAGGTAATATTGAAGATTACGAACAATGTGAAGCTATTTTACGTAAAGCACTTGAACGTGGTGACAACAAAGACGATGGTATGGATATTTTCGATAACATCAGTAGTGTTTTGGATGAGGATTTCAGAAAACCAATTAGAACTGGAATTAAAGGGTTGGATGAGATAATGGATGGTGGTTTAGCTAAAGGTGAATTAGCTGTTATATTAGCACCTTTTGGTGTTGGTAAGACAACAATGGTAACAAAGTTAGCGAACACTGCCATGAATGACGGAAATAAAGTTTTACAGATATTTTTTGAGGATAATCCAAAAGTTATTCAAAGAAAACATTTAGCTTGTTGGTCTGGGTTTGATTTAAATGAATTAGCCAGTCACAAGGAAGAATTAGAAGAAATGTCTAGAGAGATGTCTAAAGGTAAAGGTAGTTTGAAACTTAAAAAGTTTTCAAGTGATGGAACAACTATACCAGTAATTAGACAGTATATCAGAAAGTTGATAGCTCAAGGTTGGAAACCAGATATTGTTTTATTAGATTACATTGATTGTGTAGAACCATCTAAAAGATATGACGATGCTAACGTAGGTGAGGGTAGCGTTATGAGACAGTTTGAAGCTATGTTAGCTGAATTGGATATTGCTGGATGGACTGCTATTCAAGGTAATAGAAGTTCGATTAAAGCTGATGTAGTTGAAGCTGACCAAATGGGTGGTTCAATTAAAAAAGCACAAATCGCACATTTCGTAGTTTCAATTGCAAAAACATTAGACCAAAAAGAGGCTGGTACTGCTACAATGGCGATTTTAAAGTCACGTTTTGGTAAATCTGGGGTTATTTATGAAAACATCATATTTGATAATGCTAAAATTCAAATTGATATGGGTCAAAGTAACGGTGCAAGAACGTATAGTGAGCATAAGCAAGACAAAGAAGTGTCTGGACAAAAAAGAGTGAATGAAGTTTTAAGTGCTGCTCAACAAAGAAATGCAGTATTAAATGCCTTAACTGTTCCAAAGGCAGAGTAATAACAACTAATAAAATAAAAAACATGTATTTAAAAGATAAAACATTAAGTAAAAGGTATTCTATTTTCCCAGTGATTCACAATGATTTGTGGGAGGATTACAAAAAAGCTGAGGCTCAAACATGGGTTGCTGAGGAACCAGATTTGTCTAAAGATAAATTTGATGAATTAAAAGAAGAAGAAAAAATTTATTTAAAAAACATTTTAGCATTCTTCGCTATTTCGGATGGTTTGGTAATTGAGAATCTAGCTAACAATTTCCAAAGAGAAGTTGAAATATTAGAAGCACAGTACTTCTACGGTCACCAAACATTCATTGAGCAAGTTCATGCTAATGGATATTCTTTATTGATTGAAACTTATATCAAAGATTTGATTGAGAAAGATGCACTATTCAACGCAATGGAATCAAACCAAGCTGTTGCTAAGAAAGCCGCTTGGGCTGAGAATTGGATACAACATCCATCTTTCCCACATAGATTATTAGCTTTTGCTTGTGTTGAGGGAATTTCATTTGCTAGTGTGTTCGCTGGTGTATTCTGGTATAGAAGTAGAAATAAGATGCCTGGACTTGCAGCGATGAATGAATTAATTTTACGTGATGAAACATTCCACTATGAGTTTGCGCTGAAGTTATACAAAACTTATCTTAAAGATGAATACAAATTATCTAAAGATGAAATTAGAAAAATAGTTTTAGGTTGTTATGAAATTGAAAAAGTTTTCATAGAAGAAAGCATGCCAGAAGGTCTTCAAGGGTTAACAAAACAAGATATGATTAAATACGTTCAATATGTTACTGATATTGTATTGAATGATTTTAATTGTCCAGTTGAGTTTAACGTAAGAAACCCACTAGAATATATGTCTAGAATTGGTTTATCTTCAAAAAATAACTTTTTTGAGAAGAGAGAGGGAGAATATACCAGAGTTGAAATTCCAACAACAATAGATGGTATGTTTGATGAAGAATTTTAAACAATATAAATTATGAGAATAGTAAAAAGAGATAAATCGACACAAGCGTTTACGCCTAATAAAATTTTAACAAGAATCAAAACACAAGCAAAAGGACTTAAAGTAGATTCTGACACATTGTTTCAAGAAGTTATTCCGTTGATTAGTGATAATATCACAACAACGGAAATTGATGAAATAATTGCGTTTAAAGCAGCAGATAAAGTAATTCAACATCCAGACTATTCATTACTAGGTGGTAGAATACTTTTATCAAGACAATCTAAATTAATTGGTAAAGAATTACAACCAGTTGATTTAACATATGATTTCTTTGCTGCAACAACTTTCCTTTCAAAATATTCATTAAAAGATGATAAAAAAATGGCGACTGAATTACCATCATGTATGTATAACCGTGTATCTGGTTATTTACACGATGATAATGAAGAAGACAGAATTGAATTATTGGATGAAGTAACAACAAAACGTGGCAACTTTGCGACACCGACATACACAAATGCTGGTGTACCAGAAAGAAACGGTATGATTTCATGTAACTTAACTCATTTAGAGGAAGATTCATTTGAAGGAATTGAAGAAACACTTACAAAAATTTCTGCGGCATCAAAAGAAGGTTCTGGTATTGGATTATTAATTGACCCATTACGTAGTAAAGATAGTCTTGTTGAATCGTTCAAAGGTAACGCTGGTGGTGTTATTCGTTTGGCTGATATGGTTCAATCCAAAATGAGATTTTATAAACAAGGTTCTCGTTCTGGGAGTTGTGCATTGTATTTGTCTGTATGGCATAGAGATATTCTAGATTTCTTAGAATTGACATTACCAATTGGTGACGAACAATTAAGAACCAGAGATTTGTTCACTTCGGTAGTTATCAATGATTTATTTATGGAGAAATTACAAAACAATGAAGATTGGTATACGTTTTGTCCTAATGAAATTAAAAAAGCTGGGTTAAAACCACTTTATGATTTACATGGTGAAGAGTTTGTTGCTGAATATTATAAAGCTGTTGAATTAGGTTTAGGTAAAAAAGTTAGTCCTAAAAGTATCTTTGATGCGATTATAAAATCACAAGTTGAAAGTGGTAAACCTTATGTGATGTTTAAAGATAACGCTAACAAAAATAACATGCAAAGAAACATAGGTATTATCAAACAAAGTAATCTTTGTATTGAAGTATTCCAAGCATCAAGACCACAATACACACCACAATGTACGCTGGCTTCTGTTAACCTTTCAGAACACTCTACACTAGAAACTATAGCTAAGACAACAAAAGTTCTTGTAAAGGCTTTAAATAAGGTGATAGATAAAAACAAATGGTCTGACGATTGGAGTAAAGCTGCTGGTGAAGACCAAAGAGCCTTGGCTATTGGTGTTGCTGGTATGGCTGATTTCTTTGCTAAAAAGAAAATAGCTTATGAGTCTGAAGAAGCTAAACAATGGAATAAAGATATCTTTGAAACAATGTATAAAGCTGCTGTTGAAGAATCTATGGGATTAGCTATTGAGCAAGGTAGAAACTATCCAGCATGGGAAGGAAGCCCATATTCAGAAGGTAAAACTTATATTGAAGGATGGTCACCACTACCAGAAGGTCAACCAATACCAATGTTAAATAGTTTATTATTAGCACTTATGCCAACTGCTTCGTCTGCTATTTTGTTAGGTGTGTTTGAATCATTTGAACCAGTTACATCTAACTTATTTACAAGACGTGTTGGACAAGGTGAATTCTTAATTGTTAATAAACATTTGGTAAATGAATTATTGGATTTAGACTTATGGGATAGCGATATGATTGATAAAGTAATTGCTAATCAAGGTAGCATTCAAAACATTATGGAAATTCCAGAAGATATAAGATTTAGATATAAGGATGTTTGGGAGATACCACAAAGAGTTTTATTAGATTTGTCAATTATTAGAAATAAATACGTTGACCAATCACAATCATTAAATGTATACCATTCAGATGCTAAGTATGCTAAAATAGCTTCAGCACTAATGTATGCTTGGAAAGGTGGTTTAAAAACTGGTGTTTATTATACTAGAACAAAATCTAAATTAGATGCTAACAAAAAACTAGCTAGTAGTCAAGTAGTACAAGTTGAAAAACCTAAAGACAGTCAATTTGAATGTTTTGGTTGTTCTGCTTAAAATAACAATAAAATTAAATAAAAAGGGGTTTTTACAGACCCCTTTTTTTATTTGCCATATTTACTTATAAAAATATTATGTTATTATATTTATCTAATAAAGTTGTTATGGAATTTAATTCAGTTTCTGAGACAGCTAATTATTTTAAAGTTAATATTTCTGAAATATCAAAAATAATGAATAAAAATAAAGAATATAAAGGTTTTATGTTCAAAACTAAAATAGAAAACAATGGCTAATGGTCGATTTATAAATATAAACTATCCCTTCAAAGATAGTAAAAAAGGGTTTTTCTTGGATTTAACAGAACAAGACAATCAAGCGATTAAAGCTGATTTATTACATTTAATATTAACTAGAAGAGGTCAAAGATTATACAATCCAGATTTTGGTACAGATTTATTAAGATTTATTTTCGAACCAAACGATGCTTTGACTGAAGAAGGTATAAAAGAAGAAATTAAAACAGTAGTTAAAAAATTCTTACCTAAACTAAATTTAAACGAAATATTAATAGAACCATCACCAGAATCAGAATATGCTGCGGTGGTTTCAATAAGTTATACAATAACTGACGATGTATTTACATCATCAGACATGATAGTAGTAAAAATATAAAATATGCCAAATGTAAATTATACATCTAGAAACTTTGCTGACATAAGAACAGATTTAGTTAATTATGTAAGACAATATTATCCAGACATTTTTAACGATTTCAATGATGCATCAGTTGGTATGATGCTTTTGGAGTTAAATGCGGCTGTTGGTGACATGTTATCATACAACACAGATAGAATGTTTGCTGAAACACAAATTGATTATGCAAAAGAAAGAAAATCAATATTATCAATTGCCAGAACTTTTGGGTTAAAAATTCCAGGAAAAAGACCAAGTGCAACCATAGTTGATTTTAGTGTTACATTACCAGTTTTTGGTGACACATTTGATGTTTCATATGCACCACTTTTAAGAGCTGGGTCACAAGTTTCTGGTTCTGGTAAAATATTTGAATTACAAGATGATGTTGATTTCTCATCACCGTTTAACGTAAACGGTATACATAATCGTATTATTATACCAAATTTTAACGCAAATGGTGCTTTGACTAACTATACAATTATCAAAAGAGAAATGGTTATAAATGGTTATAGTAAAATATTAAAAAGAGTAATTTCAGCATCTGATTCAAGACCATTTTTAGAAGTTATATTACCAGAGAATGATGTATTATCAATCGATTCAATCATAACACTTCCAGGTACATCATACCAAACAACACCAAATATCGACCAATTTTTAGATATGGATAATAGATGGTACGAAGTTGATGCTTTAGCTGAAGATAAAGTTTTTATTGAAGATACAACTAGAGGTAGTGACGCATCTGGTGTAAATCCAGGAAAATGGGTAAGCACAAACAAAAGATTCATTAGAGAATATACAGATTTAGGGTTCACTAAAATTACTTTTGGTGCTGGTACACAAGACACTTCAAGTTTATGTGATTTTGATAGTAACCCAACGTTAGTCAACCAAATTGGTAATTTCATCAATAATATGTCATTAGGTACAATTCCTTCACCAAATACAACAATGTATATAAAATATAGAGTTGGTGGAGGACCAGATTCAAATTTAGGGCCTAATGTTATTAGAAGTTTAGGTATTGTTAACATGTCAGTTAATGGTGCCAATTCAAACACCAACCAATTAGTTAGAAACTCATTAAAAGTTAACAATTTATTTCCAGCAATAGGTGGTAAAGACACCCCTAGTATTGAAGAAATTAGAAATATGGTTAAATATAATTTTGCTGCTCAGAACAGAGCTGTAACTATCAAAGATTACCAAACAAAAATTGCTCAGATACCTGGTAGGTTTGGTGTGCCATTTAGATGTGGTGTTTTTGAAGAAATGAATAAAATTAAAGTTTACGTTTTAGGTTTAGATTCTAACGGTAGTTTAACAAACCAATCAACAACAACCTTAAAAGAAAACATTTCAAATTATTTAGCTGATTTTAGAATGTTAAATGATTATGTCCAAGTTACAGATGGTAGAATAGTTAATTTATCAGTTGAATTAGATTTATTCATTGATAAAAATGCGCCTCAATCTCAAGTAATATCACAAGCAATTACTGAAATTAAAAATTTCTTTGATATTAATAATTTTGATATGGGTCAAAACATTTATATTTCACCATTAGTTGAAATATTAAACAATATTGGTGGTGTGTTAAACGTAATTCAATTAAGATTATTTAATAAAGTTGGGGGTGGTTTATATAGTTTAAATGAGATTTCACAACCTTATTTAATTGATGATACAAGACAAATAGATATCACAGATATGACAATATATGGTGAAGCAACAACAATGTATGAGATTAAATATCCTAATAAAGACATTTCAGTTAGAGCTAAACAAACTATGTCTTAATAGGGTTTATTTGTTCAATTAAAAAAACTATATTTAATCAAATAACAAAATTAAAAAAAGATATTATGAGTTGTAATTGTAAAACTAACCAATCAACTAGTGAAACCACTAAAACCGTAGAGAATTATGATAAAAATAGAAGGTTAAGACTAACATTAACTTATTCAGCTAAATTTGTTGGATTTTTGTTTTTAATTGTTTTATTACCTTTTATAAACATAATGATTATATGGTTTATGTTCAATACGATTGTTTTAAATAAAGAAGCAAATGTTGGTCAAATAGTTAAATCATTAGTTGGAAAAAAACGTTTAGGTATAGACGATGATGATGAAGACGATGATGATGATGATTTCGAAGATTTAACTGAAGAAGATGTTGTGATGTTAGATGTCGAAGATATAACAGATAGAAGTAAATAATTTTATGTCAGAAACAATAAGAATAAGAACGACACCTAACGGGAATGACAGTTATCTTAAAGTTAAAATAGACCAAGAATTTGATTTCATTGAAGTTTTATCTTTAAAAATAAGTCAAGAAGAGGCTTATAGAAATTTTTGTTCTGATTATGGTGCCATTGTCGGGAGAGTAATAATAAATAGTGGATTTGGATTACCAAATGCCAGAGTTAGTGTTTTTATACCTATTGACGAAGAAGATAGTAAAAATTCTGTTATTAAGGGGTTATATCCTTATGAAATAATAACAGATAAAGATAGTGATGGTGTAAGATACAATTTATTACCTAAAAATAGCGAAACAAACAATGAATGTTTTACTCCAGTTGGTACTTTCCCAAATAAAAGGGAAATACTAGATAACGAAGATTTAGAATACGTATATTGTAAATACTATAAATTTACAACGACCACAAATTCAGCTGGTGATTTTATGTTATTTGGTGTACCATTAGGTACATACACAATACATGTTGATGCTGATATTTCTGATATAGGTGTTGCATCACAAAGACCTTATGATTTAATCAGTCAAGGTACACCACTTAAATTTTTTGAATCGCCAACAAAATTTAAAGGTGGTACAAATTTAGATAAATTGGTTCAAATCAAGTCAACAAATTACGCTGTTAATGTGCAACCTTTCTGGGGTGATACCGACACATGTGAAGTAGGTATTAGTAGGGCCGATATTGATATGAATTATACTATTAGACCATCAGCTATCTTTATGGGTAGTATTTTTGGTGACCAAGATAAACATAGTATAAACAAAAGATGTAGACCTAGAAAAAAACTAGGTAATTTATGTGAACAAGTAGCTGGTGAAGGTTCCATTGAAATGATTAGAGAAAACGTTGATGGAACAGTTGAACAGTTTGATATAGAAGGTGGAAGAGTTATTGATGAAGACGGTACATGGGCTTATCAATTACCAATGAATTTAGATTATGTTATAACTGATGAGTTTGGTAATTTAGTTGCATCAGATGACCCAAATAAAGGTATACCAACTAGAGCTAGAGTTAGGTTTAGAATCGGTATGGATAACACTGGTGGTGAAGGTAGACTTAGAACTAGAGCTAAATATTTAGTTCCTAATAACCCTAGAAATTCAACAGAAGTTGATTATTCGTTTGATGAGACAACTAAAAAAAGTAGTTTTAGAGATTTATATTGGAATAAAATTTATAGTGTTTCTAACTTTATCCCTAGATTTCAAACAAATAGTTTTAGTGAAACTAGAGCGTTTACTGGTATTAAAGATGTTGATTCATGTGCTGGTGATAAAACACCTTTTCCTTTCAACAGAGTTAATACCGATTTTAACCCATTATTTTTGATTATATGTTTAATAATCAAAATTATAGCATTTTTAATATATGTTCAAAATAAAGTAATTATACCTATAATTAATTTTATAATAACAGTTATAAACATATTAATTGGTTTTTGGAACGGTTTGATAAATAAGCTTTGTGATTTATCAAACTGGGAAGTTTTAGGTATCAAACCTTTTGGGGCCTTTGATTTTGTTTGTAGTTGGGTGATTACACCTTTAGATTTTGTACCTTGTCAAACAGTAAAATGTCCTTTTGACCCTACAGAGAGTAAATCATACGCACCTGGTTGTACTTCTAGTAGTAAAGGTTTTCAATCATTGGTAAATAGAGGTGAAAGACCTAATTGTTATCCTGGGGATGCATATGGTCATCCAGATAGTATAACTGAATTTGCGGCTGGATTAGATGATTGTATTGCATTTACAATGGCTAGAACATTGAATATTTTTGAATTTGATTTTTACAATGATTGGATTAATGGTTCTTTATTTGGTTATTTATTAAAATATAAAAAGAAAAGAAGAAAAAGAGAAGTTTTTTGTGAATACGAATGTTCTGGTGGTAATTTCACACCAGAAAATGGTGTTGATGGGAACAAAAATAATGTGGGTGATAATGACTGTCGCTCTAATTTTTTATTGGATAGATGTTTTAATAGTGACAATAACACCAGCAGCAATGGTAAAAACTCACAAAATACAACTTACAGTAGAAATTTAACTGAAGGGTTGATTAAAAAATTAGATATATTCAGAAATGGTAAAAAAATAAGTGAAGAGTTTTATTATGCAGCTACAAGACATAATGTAAACGATAAATTATTTGCTACCGATGTTATTTGTCTAGGTTCAGTATTTGATTGTGATTGGCAAGGAATTCCAAAAATACAACAATTATTAATCCCAACAACTTATAAAACACCACCAGACACATTTGAACCAACAGATGACAATAAAATAGAAACTACTGGTATGGTAGGGGAAGGTGGTAACACTAGAGGTTTATTCTTTGAGGTTAATTGTATTGGGGTACATTCTGATTATCAACAAGTATTAAACATGCGTCACATTTGTGAAATGGGTGTTGATTTAGATGAATTAAGATATATTACTAGTTTTGGTAGTAATACTTTAACACCAGAATATCCAGATGCTATTATTAGTGTTAAAGATATTGATGAAACTGGTGGTAAATGGTTTAGAGATGTTTTTTATGGTGTAAATAAAGATATGCCAACATCAGTTACAAGTTTTAACTATGGTGCTACATACACTACTGATTTTAACTTACAATCACAAGCCGCTTACCCTTTTGCTACTGTAGGTAGCAATCAAAACGGTCAAAACTATATTGATTTTAGAGGTTATCCATCTAATAGTAATAATGGGTTCGGTCAGCCAAAACATTCGTTCTACTTCTATTTTGGAATTTCACCAAGTAAAAGTGCTTTGGAAAAAATGAACCAAAGATTTTTCACTAGATGTTATCCAAAACCAGAAAAAGAATTTAATATAATTGCGAGTAGTATAGCCGCAACATTAAACAATCCAACAGTCGGTAGTTTAACATTCTCTGTCGTTTCTGGTACTGGCCCATACACTTATACAATAAGTGGACCAAATGGATATAATACTACTGGAACGATTAGTTTAGATAATAACGGTAATCCAATTCCAGTTACAATAAACGGTAATACTGGTTCATATAACATAGAAGTAGTTGATGCTAATGGTAATGTTTCGACAACAACAATTAGTATTGATGGTTTACCAGCGTTATTTGCAACAGCTAAAGTTACTAAAAATTGTTCAACAGTGACTACACCAGATGGTCAAATAACTATTGATAGTTTAGGTGGTGGTAGTGGTTCTTATACATTTACTTTATATAAAAATGATGGTACTACGGTTGTTAATGGACCAACAAATATATCAACATCTTCAATACCAGTTCAAATTAATGGTTTACTTACAAATATAGATAGTGATGGTTTAAATCCACCATCTTTTGGTTATGTATTAAAAGTGAGTGATAGTACATCCACTATTACTATTAAAAACTTAAAGGTTGAAGGACCAACACCATTGGTATTAACTCAATCAACAAACCCAACTGAAAATAAACAGACAACATGTTGGGGGAGTGCTGATGGTGCTTTTAAATTTACCCTTGCTGGAGGTATAGCACCATATACTATAACAACAACTGGACCAGCAACATTTGGTAGTAATAGTTCTTTAGTTTCAACAACAGCCACTAGAGGTCAATATACTATAACTGTTGTTGATGCATTTGGTACTACGTTGGTACAGAATTTTAATGTAACATCTAAAAACGCACAAATGGTTGCACAATTAGCGAGTACTACTGCTATGGCTAAACAATGTAACCCTAATAATTACATTATTCCATTTAAAATAACTAGTGGTGCACCATTGGCTCAAAACGCTACTTTACCTTCAAATATTGTTGTACAATATAATATAAATGGTAATTTAGATAGTAATAGTAATCCAATATTCACACAAGTTCCAACAGCTATATATCAAAATGCTAGTGGTGATGTGTTGATAACAATACCTAAATCAGTAACAATGTCATCTGGTACATCTAATTTAACTAAATTTAGATTAAGATTTGTATCATTAGATGGATTATGTTACAGTAATGAAATACAAGTATTGGAATCTCAAATAAGATTACCAAATACAACATTAAGTATTAACTTTAGTGGTATAAATAATGCTAGACAATGTAACCCTAATGTTGTTTCATTTAAGTTTAACATATCACATATTCCATTTGGTGCTGTTTCTGGAGCTGATTCAACTAGATATCCATATACATTTAGTTATAAAGTAAATGGAGTACAAAAACCGTTGGTTACATTTAATACATTAGCTGCGGTACAACAAGGAATCACAACTACAATGCCTAGTGTTACCAATAACGCTAACATAAGATATGTAATAACAGATAGCAAAGGGTGTACGGCTAGTGGTTCATTTAATATAACAATGCCAACTGCTATATTGAATGCTACTTGGAGTTATAATAATTCAGCTAATCCACAAACCAAAGCGTTGAACGTTACTGGAGGTATACCACCATATACGTATTCACCAGCAATATCTTCACTTAAATCAGTTAAACAAATAATTACTGTTACTGATAGTAAAGGTTGTACATTTATAACACCATTAAGCGCATAATAAAGAATGGAAAGAACTAGACAAATATTAAATAAAGAATTAACGGTTACAAACGTTAATAATGATACTTATTTGAAAATTAACGTAGAAAATTCACAAAAACTATTACCATTGGATGATGTTAATAAAATTGTGAATGTTGCTGAACGTTTTAATATTGAAAGAAATAGATGTAAATATTATCGTATTATTGGTACTATTAATCCCACTATTTCGAATCCTTTATTTAATTTATCTAATTCAGTTGCTGCTGATAAATATACTTGGTCATGGTTTAATAGTGTGGAATTTTTAGATACTTCATACCCAAAGGATAACGATACATTAGACGATACAGATTTAACTTATACAGCATCAATTAAAAATAATTTAAAAGAAAAAGACGGTTGGTTTGGTGCCTTTGACCCAGATATTACAAAGTCTGGTCTTTGTAATTTTTTAGATGTTGAACCTAAACGAGAACGTTTTTCTTTTATACCAGATAAATTACCATACAATGGTACAGCAAATCAACAACCAGTTAAAAATTGGGAGTTAACAATAACATATCCACACGCTACTGATAAAACACACAATATGGTAGCAAATGGGTTATTAATAACATCTGTTGAACCAGCTATCGTATCAACAAAAAGTATGACCGCTATTGGTTTATCTTGCCGACATAATTTAGCAATAGGTGATATTGTAAGGATAACTGGAACAACTGGATTAAATGGTGATTTTGTTGTTGTTAGAACTGGTTTAGACAATGGTGATTATAAAGATTATTATTTTGTTATTGATGCATCACCAAACGGGACCATATCAGCCAATTCCAGAATTAAAAAAGTAATAAATGATATTGAATCTCAGTATTATTTTAGATTATTTAAAAAAATTAAAACTAGAGTGTCACCAGTTATAGAAAATGATGACTATGAAACATATAATTTAGCGTTTAGTGAAAATTTTTTTACTGACACTATAATACAATTTGTTTTCAATGAAGATATTGATGTTAGTGAATTAACAGACAATTTAGGTAGACCACTAAGCGAAATTTATTTAACTATAATAAAAACAGATAGCAATAGGTTATTCACTTCAGTTTCAGCTGGTATAGAAACACCATACAATGCTAGGTTAAAAAATAGTAATACTATTTCTTACCTTAGAAATATCCCATCAATTCATAGAATACATAATGGTGGTTCAACACCATTTACAACACATACACCATTAGAAACGAACGTGCAAATAAATAATAGTGGTAGTAACAATTTATTTTATGGTGATTTGGTTGAGTATAACGAAAATGTATTACTTGAAACAGTATTAGCTGATGTTGTACACTCATTTAATACAATAAGTAGAGAAACAAAGTCACAAATATCTTATGTAACACAAGTTGGGTTATTAACAAACTCGACTAAAAAAACTATTGATTTAGGTCCTAGATATGAAGGTTATTATTATAAACCACATCACAAACTTAAAATAAGAGAGTTCTCAACATATATTGAATATGGTGATGCATTTACTGAAGGGATTCCAAGTTATGCAACAAGCACTAGTGATGGTGGTTATGTGTGGAGAGACTTATTAGATTTAGGTGTTAATCAAAGTGAAGAAAAACCATTAGATTACCCTTTTTTAAATAATGCTCATTATCTGCATCAAAATTTTTGTTTTAATTTAAAAAGACAAGACCCTTTTGCTATGTGGGGTTTATATTATGGTAAATTTCCAGAAGACCCAGTTGGTGACAAAATAACAGATAAATTTGATGTAAAAGAACAAGACGATGTTTGCTAATAAGTTTAAAATTAACCCTAGTAGTTTTGGTAGTGGTGCAACAGCTACCACGATTAATGTACCAATAGTGATGTCAACACAAAATGTTGATAATGCGGAATTAATTGAAAGAGTTTTTGTTGAAGTTGAAACTGAAAATGCAATCAACCCAATTATAGATTATGAAAAAGTTAGATATTTACCGTTGGATTTACAAGAAAACCACATTGACAAAATTAATTATGACGTTTATTTATTGGACCAACAAGGTAATTACGTGGGCTTTTACGGTAACATTGGATTTACTGATGACGATATAAAATTCAGAAAAGAATCCTTTAAACAAACACATTTATATTTAGGGTTTTATGATAGTGATAACCCTTTAACTCAAAACCTAGTAAGTTACATTACTTTATACCCAGAGTTAAAAGGTAGTGATTTATACCCTCTAGGTACCCCAAATGTTGTGATAGGTACACCAAGACCAGCTGGTCAGATTCCTATTAATTTTGTGGTTGAAAACCCACTACTTAATCCTAGTGGGGTTTTTGAAGGTTATCATCTTTATGATTATAAAAGTGGTTTAAATATTGGTGCTCATAAGTATTTATACATGAGAGCCTCTTTTAGAAACGCTAAAACTGGTAAAATAGTTAACATGATGGTAAAGAATACTGCACAACCTATCGATAAATTGGTACATGAAATTTACACAAGATACAAATTGGTTAGAAAAAATAATGGTTATTTTTATCAAATTGATAACACTTACCAAGGTAATGGGGTCTCTGGAACCAATAACGTATCGTATAATTCAAACACGTGTAAAGTAACACTATATGAAATAAAAGCAACATAATGGAAGTCATTAAAAGAAAAATATTATTAGAGGATAGTATCGATAGACATTCACCTAGTAAATGGGGTACTATAACAGCAACAACATTTTACATCAACGTTTTGATAACTCAAAATATTGATGATATGGGTATTTTTACCGATATGGATTTTGTTGTTAAAGATAAAAATAGTACACCACCAGATTATAGTGTTTTAAAAGATAAACTAACAGATTTAGGGTTGACATTTCCTTTTATGACAAATATAACCCCATTTTTCAATACAATTACAACACCGTATAATTTATGGAATGTTTTAAGATTTCCAGAAAAAGTTGAAAGTTATTACTACAATTATATAAATGCTGTAATAACTGGGTTAACAGAAACTAGAATTGAAGATGTTAGAAGTTATGATTTAAACACACCATTTAAAGTTGGTTTTGATATGAATAAAGAATCTTATATCAATTATGAAGGTACTAATATTGTTGGTGTTGATAGGTTATTATCATTTGGAGAACCTAAAAAATATGTATTTGATGCCTTGGATGATAGTACGTTAGGTACACCACAACAAAAAACTGGGTTATATTTTGAAGATTATACTGGTGCTACAAGTAATAGAACTGTTGTTAGATATATAGGGGAAGGTTTTAACCAAACCAATTTATCATTATCGGCTATAACAAAAGAAGAATATTTATTTGGTAAAATTTCTCCACCAGAAGTTCAAAACGATGTATTTATAGATAGAGGTATAAATTCCGTTTTAGATAAACATTTAAGACTGTCAGAAATTAAGAATATTAAAGGTTTAGAAAATTATGGAAATGGCTTCTATAAATTGAATAAACAATAATGACAGAAAAAGAAAAAGAATATAATAAGAAGTGGTTACTTTCACACCATTTGTTATTACCTTTAGAAGAAATAAATAAATTGTCTGACCATGAAATTAACATCATGGTCAGTTTTATAAATGAAAAATTAAAAAACTAATATATGGCAACGGGAACATACGGAATAGTAAGACCAGCGGATATCTCACCAGATGATGTAGAGATTTTTTATCATTTTACACCATCCAGAGATAAAGTTGGTAACACAAGTTTGATTAAACTAAATCCAAATGACGTATTACAAAAGATTGATAACCCTAATAGGGTGCAATCTAATGTTACTGGATTTGAAGTATTTGGTGGTATGTATACTCTAAAATTACCAGTGGCTAATTTTGGTATAAAAGGGTTTTACACCATTATCATTAAACCAATTGAGATTCGTACTAGAATAGTAGATGTTGGTGTATTATCTTCGTTACCAGACACAAAAGGTTTGCTATTTGATATTTCATCTTTACCAACTAACTTCGCTAACAAATTTGAAAACAACGGATTAGTAGGTTACAGAATTGAATATTTGGATACAACAACGGCTGCAAACGATGCTAAAGTTAATAACTTTTTCAGAATAATAACATCTAATAATAGAGCTGAACCAGTTAATCAAAACTTAACCAACACAAACCAAAAAGCCATAAGATATCGTTTCAATGATAATTCTAGTTTGACTTTTTGTACTTTGTCACCAGCGTCAGCACCTAATGTTAAACCAAATGCGTTTCCGTTTATTGGTCAACCAAATCAAGAGGTTATTATAACAAATACATTTTTTAATCCAGTGATGATTGAAGTGGAAATGGTTAACCATGACTTTGACACATTGGCATATGCTCTTTATGGTAATCAAACTAAAAGTCTTGAAGATGGTATTTACACTATCTACAACTTTAGTAATGATATCTATAAACAATACAACTTATACGAAATCAAAGACCAATTTAGTGGTGCTCCATTGTTTGAGGTTAGAGAACAAAGAACATCAATTGATTTCGCAAAAACTTTTAATAATATAACTCAAATCTAATTTATAAAATGGCAAATAAGGTAAAGGTATCTGGGTATTCCAAAAAAATCACATATGATTACGGTAATATTCAATATAGAAATTTCGACCCAGATTTAGTAGGTGTACAGTTGACCAGTGAAGGTGGTACGACTTTATTTACTATGGGTAATTTCAAAATAACTACAAACCTTGACCCAAAACTAAATAAAAATTATATAAGTGGTAATTATACTAATTTTATCACATTAGATGATTTAGATTTAAGTTTAGAAGAAACACAAACTATCATAAATAGTAATGTAAATACTTTTTTAAATTTAGATGTAACTAACTTAAAAAATTACGCATTATTTGGTTCAATGTCTGAATATGTTAGAGTAACATTGGAGGATATTATTATTAACTGGCCAGCAGCGTTATATGTTTCACCATATGGTTCGACTGTCAATCAAAATGTTGTTGGAGACACATATGAGGATTATATTTATGATTCATTAAATGATGTGAGTACATTTAAAGTAAACACAACGTTTATAGAAAATAAATTTGGTATTAATTTTTTAACTACTGGTACAATCATTGATACTTTTAATGAAACAAATGATTTAAGAAACATGACTATGAATTACATTTCATATGTCATTTTTAATAACAATAAAGAATACAATATAATTGGATTCACTGGTTCAACAAGCGATACTGCTGATTACGTTTATTTTAAGGTTAAAGGCGCACCTTTTACTGGTACTAGTACTTCTAGTATGACTATATATCACGTTAAACCAAACAATACTACTGTAAATAAATTTTTCAGTAATTTAAGTGGTTTAAAGAAATATCTTTTAAATAGAGATAATATTACGAATTATACAGCGACCTTTAATTATCCAATAAGAACTGAATCTGGTGTGTTAATGTATACTAATACAACGGTAACATGGCCAGTAACTGATGGTTACAATATTGATTATGATACGGACCAATATTTAAATTATGCTACTGATTTATTAAATATTTGTACAAACTATGATAATAATGAAACCAATTTGATGGTAAGATTTTTGGTTTCTGAATCAATATCGGCATTTGATACAGTACCAGTTAATTTAGCACCAGAACATCAAGATACAACTACTGGTCAAAAAGTTAATAAAACGCTTAGTATTTACGGTAGGTCATTTGATGATTTTAATCAATTTATTGAAGGAATTTCATTAGCTCATAATGTAACTTATGATAAAATTGACAATACACCAGATAAGTATTTAAAAAATTTGGCTAAAATTTTAGGTTGGGATTTAGTTAATACAATAACAAATACTAACCTTTTAGAAAATTTCACAGATTATAGTGAATCATCATATTCTGGTGTATCAATAGGTATGACACCAGCTGAGAAAGATTTAGAACTTTGGAGAAGGTTAATACTTAATTCAGCTTGGATTTGGAAATCAAAAGGGGCGAGAAAATCTATTGAATTTTTACTTAGTTTTATGAGTATACCTAGAGGTTTAATAACCTTTAATGAGTATATCTATAAAGCAAAAGCACCAATCGATATTGATTTATTCATACAAATTTTAAACAATAACGGTATTGATGATGATTTATCACTATACCCAGTTGATTCAGAAGGTTATCCTAAACCATTAGCTAATAATGATTCATTATACTATCAAAGCAATGGTTTATGGTTTAGACAAACTGGTGGTAGTGGTGCAACCATTGATTTATTGTATGGTAATAACCCACATGCTGGCCCATATGATGGTGGTAGCACATATATTAATCAGTTTAGAAAATTGATACCTAATTTCAGTGCTACAACAATTGAAGTCACTACATCGACAACATCACAAATAAATTTATTTTTAAATTACAGTGAAGGTGATATCACTAGTTATACTGGTAACACATATATTGATGTTTTAAATAATGAGAATGAAGATATTAGTCAATGTGTTGTTTATAAGGCTGAAATTTTACCAGACCCTATGCCGACTATACCTTTAACAGATTGTGGTTGTCCAACTGAAGAAGATGATGAAATGTTAAGTGTTTGTTTAGAAAAAAACACAACAAAGAAAGAAGCATGTACTCAATTAACTGAAGGTGGTAAAAGATATATCGACCCTAAAACTGGATTTTGGGTTGTAGAAGAAAACCTTTATGGTTTAAATAATACAGTTGTTGCAACAAAACCAACATCATTTATTAAAAAAGAGTGTTGTAAAATCTTGGGTGGTAAGTCAACTCTATATCAATCAACATGGGCTGGTGCTGTACCATCAACAGATACATATTTAGGTAGTAGTGGATATGTTTGTTGTACAACAAAACAATGTGGTTGTAATGTTGCTTGTGATTGGACAATAATTGATAGAAATATGGATAATCCAGCTATCATTCAACCAATTCAAATACCAGAAAATTCTGGTAATTATTATTTAAAATTTAAACGATTAAGTGGTCATGGTATGGAATCTGTTGTAACTATAGATGGTACTAATTGTCCACAAACTTATACAACACCAGTTTCTGGTATTATTGACCCATTTACAAATGAAGTCGGTTTTGGTTGTAGATTAACACAAGCTGGATTAAATGATTTAACTATAGGATTTGGTTCATCATTGTTTAAAACATTTGAAGCTAGAAGAATTGGTAGTTTAGGTTGTTGTGCTAATTTAGGTTTTTCTAGATATACTAAAAGTTTATACGAATAAAAAAATTATATATGAGTTACTATTTTGATATAGAAGATTTTGGGACATATTGTAGAAGTTATGCTGATGCTATACTTAAACAAATGGCTAATGAAGTTAAAGCCAATAAAGAGAAGTACTATCAACAAAACGGTACTTATGATGGTTATACACCTAAACAAGAAACATTATTCTTTACTAGTGATGGTAGTATAAGTATATATCTTTATAACAATGATTTAGGTATTAAAACTTTATTTGATTTTGGTGAATATTGTTGTGAAAATAGATTTGCTTATATACTAAACACTGCAAAAGAAAAATTAGGTTTATTTACTAATTTAGATGTTACAAGTTTTATATGGGATGCTGAAAACCAAAGTTGTCGTTGGAAACCAATCCAAGATGTTTGTGAAGGTATTGATATTAAAAAAATTGTATTAAACCCTATTGATGATGATGGGGCTGCATTTATTGTTGAGAATGGTGATAAAACATGTGATTTAAAAATAGAGTTTAGTTATTTGTTTAAATATGATTGTGATTCTTTATCTAGTTTATTAACTAAACCAGACGTTAACCCAGAAACACTAGAAAAAATAAAATATCTAGAAAACACATTAGCAAAACAAAAGGCTGAATGTGCTGACATATCTGATAGAATAAAAGCAACAACATTAGAATACAACAAATCATATTATTCATTAGAAAATGGTGGTAAATTTTATTGTATCAATGAACAAAATGGTGGGTTATCGCAATTACAAGCATTATTAGGTTTATTAAAATATAATAAATTCATAAACGGTGAAGCAAATTCATATACAACTAATGATTTTGCACAGTTCATGACTTTAAATAATCAGTCGATACAACAAAATAATAAGGAATTAATGTTTGAATGTAATGTTCCGTATGGTTACAAATCAAACTTAAAGTTAGAAATAAATGAGTTAACAGTCGAACAGACTAAATGTAATGATGTAGTAAAAAAACTTGAAGCTGAATTAGCAGCAACACAAACAACTACAACAACAGCTGTTGAATGTTCACAACCAATAAATGCGTTAGAAACTTTTGATGCTAGTGTTACTTTAGATGTTATAGAGTCTGACGGTTCATTAACAACAGTTAGCGAATTTGATTTATTTCCACAAATTGGTGTGGGTGGATTGTATCAATATTTAATAGATAACCAAGAAAATAGTGGTTTTTATTTTTGTTCATATCCTAAACCAACTGAAACTTGGACTACTGGTTGTACTACTTTAATAGCACATGAATTATCTTATCCAAATTTAACACCAGATAAAGAAGAAGATTTAAATGTCTCTTCATGTAAAATAGTTAAAGATTCATTATTGAGTGGTTTATTATCAGAATCACCATTTTCAACGGGACCAAACGATGTTTCAGCATTCAAACAAAGTTTAAATAAAAGAATATTCTCTTCTAATTGGTTAAATTTTAGTGTAAATGTTGATGATGAGACAATTATTAATTTGATAAAAAATAAAAAGATAAAAATTTCTATAAAAATTAATAATTCATGTTCTAATGTTTGTGTTTACATTGATAATATTAAATTGATTAAAAATTGTGTGGATGGAAACGGTAAATCAATTACTGTTAACCAATCACCAGGTTTTGAACTTGAAAGAGTAATCGATAATAAAAAATCATGGGTTAACAATACAGTAAGAGTTAATAGAGATTTTGATATTGAAAATATAAGTAATTTAACTGTATTTAGAAAAACAGATTACGATGTTAATGATGAAAGATTGGTTATAAACACCAAAGAAATTGATTTACATATAAATATTGCAAGTGCAATTGAAAATGATGTGCAGTGTTTCATCAATGATAACCCTAATATATTAGATTCAATACCAACAAATGATTGTGGTTGTGAATTATATGAATGTTATGAAGATGTTTTTGAAATAATTACATATGAAGATGCTTTGAATGATGGTATAATACCAGCACCAGTTGACCCAGAAGATATCTTAACAACAGCTAGAGCTGTTAGAGATGCATGGTTAAAAGCTTGGAATCAATTAATGTTAGCAACACCACCTTATTTAGATTTAAAAGACGCTTTATATTATCCAAACCCATCAGAAGATGTGATAACAGTATATAAAGCAACAAGAAATGCTTGGATAAAAGCTTTAAGTTCATTTAATTTAGCATCTGGTGGTGGGTTCATAGAAGGGTTAACAGTTGACGGTCAATTAAGCATTTCTGCTATAAATTCTTATATTAATAAAACATACAATAATTATGAAAAAATTGCACCACAAATGTTTAACACAAAATGTGGTAGAATATTTAAAGTAATTTCGGAAGGTGGTTATTTATATTTTGTTGAATCACCAACAAAAGAACTTAAAGTCTATTGGGCTAATGAAAATTTTGCACCAAGAAATACAACATGGATTGATTTAACTGCTTGGGTACAAGAAGATTATGCACCATACGTTAACACAACACCATCATTTACAATGGAAAAAGCTCCTTTTTTCTGTAAATTTATGATGCCTAATAATTACCAGACAAATATTCAAATGTTAACATTTGAATATCAAACAAATAATAACACAGCACATGATGTTTGGACTAACCCAGTTGAAGATACATTTTTTATTGAATGGGATTCAGCAAAAGGTAAATGTATGACCAATAAATTTAAACAAGTTGTTGGCGAACAATTTAGTATGAATTTCCCTATTATTTCTAAAAATTTATGGGAAAATTATGAATACACAGTTTACTCACCAGAATGTTATATCGATGTTTATTTAAGAAATAGTGGAAGCACAGCGTGTACATCTTGTTGTAGCGTTGACTTTACTTGGCCAAATGTTTCTGCTGACATAGCAACAATAAATAGGGCTCACCGTGACCATACTTTTAAAATAATAAATGAAACAAAATTGGCTGAAAGAACACCTTTATATAATGTTTATGTGGTTGACCCAACGACAAATATGGCACCAGATGAAACAAGTGGTAATATTCCAGTTAAAGTAACGACAACAATTAGAAAAGGTGCTCGTGATGGTGAAATAGTTTATAAAGAAGAATATGTGGTAAATGATTCGGGTGCAACATGTACTTTATTTGATGACACCACTGGGCTTAAACAATTAAGAGTGGTTGTTGGTATAGCTGACCCAAATAGTGCTTATTGGAACTCAAACGCTTATTATTGGAATTATAATGGAACTGGTGGTTGTGTGACTGGTGATTTTGGTACTATATTATCTGGTAGTACTAGTGGGTTACCTTTAGCTGGTGCTAGTGATAATGCGACAGATAGAAATTGGGATTTTGATAACAATTATTATGTTCATTTTGACGTTGTTAATACTGGCACTAGCCAAGTTTATACAGTGTTAAATAACGATTTCAATTTAAAGGATAGAACGTTACCAATTGTACCTCCAGCGTCAGCATCAACACAAACATTTGATATAAACACAGCTATAAGCAGTATAAATTCATTTAAAACAACAATACTAGGTCAAATACAAGAAGATTTAGATTATGCTTTAAATAATTGTACAAACTGTTAATAATTATGAGTAACAAAAATTAATATATATGTATTTATTTGACCCAATGGATTTTGCCTTTCCTAAAGGCTCAGCAACAGCAAATTTACAAATTTCATCATATGGTGTATGGTATAGTCATTATTACATGAAAGATTTTGTATTTGTTAATAATCCAGATGGTACTTTAGGTGTTTACTATGACCCTAATTATTTTACTGGAACAACAGAAACAATGCAAAACTTTACATCGCAAGTGAATGAAGAATTTTGTAATATTTTAAAAAACAAATTTGATGAAACCAGAAATGAAATAATTCAAGCTTTCTATGATGGTTATAATCAAATACCAGATTGTGTAGACCCATCAAGTTATATTGTTGGAACATGTGCTTCTCAAAGATATGCAACTTATTTTCAAACATACACATATAAAAACATACCTAAATGTTATTGGGATAAAAGAAGAAATGTTTGTGCGACAAAACCCCATCCAATAGGGTTAGAGAATGAAGACGGTACTTATTCTGATTTATGTTGTGGTGATAATTTTGTTGTTGATTTTGATAAATTAACAACTGAACCTTTATCAGCTGCTACAACAAATGAAAAATTTGATTTAATGATTAACACTGAATTGGTTGATGCCAAGACAAGGAAAATATTATCTGGTTATCCAACACTTAGAGCGTTGTATGATAGATACGTTAATTCAAGTTATTTTACTGGTGTTCAAAGTTCAGCTTATGATTATCAAAAAATGGATGATGTGGCTAAATTAGTTGACAATAATTGGATTGACATTATTGAGCAAGTAGTACCAGCGACAACTATTTGGGGTAGTGTTAAAGTTTACGAAAACACAGTTTTTGACCGACAAAAATTTAAATATAGATTAGGAACGTTGTTTACGTGTATTGAAAAAGTTGATTCTGATATGATTGGATATGAAACAAATGTAGGTGTAGATACAACTATAATTTACCCAAGTAGTGGTTCAACATCAACAAAGGTAAAAAAATGTACTGGTGTTTATATGAAACAAATGGATTTTGGTTCTCAGTTTATTGGTAATGTTACTGTTTTTGGTGGTAAAACTATAGAAATTGATACTCAACAATACGCAGCACCTAGAGATGGGTTTATACGTCAATATTAACAATAAACAAAACAAGATTTAATTATATTTATTGATATGCCACAATTAATTAAAAATATACAAGGAAGTATCGTAGAAAACATCACGGGTGATGTCAATTACGTTATAAGTGTTTCTGGTGAAATGCAACAAGAAGACTATATAAATATGAATGGATTTGTGGCATTTTTACAAACTTTTTCAAAAGTAAAAACAGTTACCGAATTAGTAACACCACTAGAATTTGGTTTACCAAATACATATAACATTGAAATGAGTACAATAGAAATAAGTTATTAATGAGATATCAAGAAAGAATATACATACAGAATCAGAACTCTTCTGTAAGAAATAGAACTTTTAATAATTTTAATATGAGTTCTGATATGTGCGTATTCAATACACCCATATATAATCTTAGTGGTGCGACAAAAATAGATTGCTGTCCAGCATGTCCAGAAACAATTACACCACATGATACTTACACTGGTGGTACAGTAACTTTACCAACAGTAACGACTGGTGGTGATTGTGTAGATATATTAACTATTATTAGAGCTGCTGTTTCCCAAGCAAAAAATGATTATATCGCTTCTGGTGTTACTGCTGTTACCAACCATTTAAATATTGAAGTAATTGAATGTACACAAGTAGTAAAATGGAGGTTAGGTGATGGTGAAGCTTGGTTATTAAGAGGTCCAAATGGTGAAATTCAAACTTATTATATTTCTGATTATACTGATACTCAAAATAATATTATGAAATATGTTACTAATAATACTGGTACATGTTGTGATGGTTATTTAATTGATGACCAAAAAGTATGGAATGATTTTTTGATTGCAACTGGTTATACTGGTACTACTTTATTTATTGATTTACCATATATTTCATCCACATCTTGTAAGTTGAATCAATATAATTGTCCTCAATATAATAATATTACTGGTGCAACATATCTTATTTCCGCTAATACTCAAACAATACCTTTAACATTTGATTTTACAGCAAATACTCAAACATTTTTAGATACTGAAAGTAATTTTAGATATGAAATTTATAAATATAACGATGAACAAACACAATTTTCATCAATACCAGTTTATAAATCTGATATATACTCATATTCAGCATTTAGTGCGACAAATACAACTACACAGTTTATACCATCTAGTGGTATAACGTTGGATGGTGACTATTTAGTTAAATCATATTTCCAATATAGTGCATGTACAACATTCTTAAAATTATTAGGTAAAAAAGTTGATACTGTAAATTATAAATCTGGTTTTCAATATGGTATCTATAATAAAGATATTGATTATTATTTTGTCGCTGTTAAAAATGCTGAAATACCTAATTTCATAAACAATGGTACAAATAATTCATCAGCTAGTAGCTTACAACAAAGTGTTTTTTTACCAGAAAGTGGTGTAAATATTGTACCGTTACCGTTTGGTATTGTCAATAACTTTGTGTTAACATTAAATGGATTGGTGTTGGCTGA